ATGCGGCCAGCGCTTCGTTGTCGCTCTTGGCGCCAAGCACGTCCTTGTATCGCGGGTTGCGCAGCAGGAAATCGACATAGCCTTGCGCCGACTCCTTGTTGGACCCGAAGGCAGCGAAGTTTTGCGACATGGTGACATCCTGGCCACCGATGTGCTCGCCGGTCATCGCGGCCACGCTGCCGGTGCCGACACCACCACCGGCTTTGATGCCGAATAGATTGTTGCCCACCACGTGCTTGCCGTAGCCGGTTTCCAGGCTCGCTTGCGACGCGCCCAGCTTTGCCACCACCTCCGGGTTTGCCACGCCCTTGCCTTTCGCCGCGTCTAACAGGTCGTCATATGTCTGCTGGTAGAATTCCTTTTGCGTGCCGGTGAAGGGGGTGCTTGCTGACTGCTGCTGGATCGCCTCGGGGCCTTTCCACGCACGCTCTGCGCCTCGCTCAAGGAAGCCGCCACCGCCAGCCGGCCGACCCTGCCGGCGCATCATTTCCTCATAGGTGATATCCTCGCCGGTCTTGGGATTGACGAAGTGCGGAATCTTGTCGAATGGGTTCCACAGCGAGCCGCCACGCTGCTCGAAACCCATTTCCTTCCCTTGTTCCTCGATGCTCTTTTGGCCCTGGCGGTTGCCGGCAAACACCGCAGCGAGTGCGGCGATGGCGCCAAGCGCGCCTAGCAGGCCAACACCACCGATAGCACCACCGGCCGCGCTGGTGGACCCGAGCGCCGTTGTCACCGCGCCGATTGAGGTGACGATACTGCCCGCCCATTTTGCTGCGAATAGCAGGGCGATCGCCTCTGCGGCGGTCTTGATTTCCTCCAGGTGCGTGCTCACCCACACCAGCGAGTCAATCACCGCCTTTGCGCCATCCTCAAAGGCTTTCCACGTCTCGGGCTTTTCCAGCCACGCGGCAAATTTTTTTGAGATGTTATCGATTGCCGCGATGATTGCCGGTTGGTTCTTCTGCACAAAGTCATCGAGGTGTTGCAGCAGCGGCGTGAAATTGTTTGCAAGCACCGCCGCGATCTGCCGGCCCAACTGGTCGAACGTGGTGCCCAGCGACGCCTGCGCGAGCCGGTAGCGATTCAGTTGGTCTAGCTGCTCATCGGTGGCGCGCTGGTGCTTGTCCTCCAGCCTTAGCCAGTCCTCCAGCGGCTTGCCGCTCTGCTTGTATTCCTCATAGAGCTTCGCCTGCGCATCGCCCAGCAGCGCCGCTGCGACGCGCGAGCGGTCGTAGGGATCTTTCAGACTGTCGAGTGCCTTGAACACCTCGGGCAGCAATTGTGTGGCGGTTTTCAGGTGGCCGTTGGCATCGGCCACATCGATGCCGAAGCGCTTGAAATATGCCTGCGCTTCGCGGTTCATGCCGGTGAAGGCATCGGCAGAAGTCTGGTGCAGGTTCTTTAGCGTCTCGGTCATGTCCTGCGCGTTGCCGCCTGCGCGCGTGGTGGCGTCCTGAAATTTCTGCAATTCGTCGGCGGTGATGCCGATCTGATCGGCGTTGGTCTTTAGCTGATTGCCCCAGGCGGCGAAGCTGGACACCAGCTTGACCATGCCGGTAATGGTGGCGGCACCAGTGATCGCACCAAGCACCGGCACAATGGCGGTGAGCGAGCGCAGCACCGTGCCGGCAGCGCGTGCGATCCAATTGAAGCCATCGGCAATCTTGCGCAGCCCTGACACGTCAATGAATTTCTGCACGCTGCGCGACATGCGCTCAATGGGCGCGTGCATCGCGGCGAGGCGCCGATTGATTTGGTCAATCTGCTTCGTCGCATTATCGACAACCGAGAATGTAACCGAATAACCAGGCATCAGCGGCGGGGCCTTGCCTGCTCTGCCTGCTCGCGCTCACGCGCGGCGATACGGTTCGCCTGCTCCAGCCACCACATCAGTTGCGTGCCGGTGAGGTTCCAGCCGTCATGCGGACCCCAATGCCACCAGCGCGACAGGTCGGCAATCAAGTCTCGCCAGTTAGACGGCCACTGGCGAGTAAGCGCGACAAAAAACGGAAGGCTCCCTCAATCTGCGACCGCTTCATGCCAAGCACCACCGATCGATCGACCTTGGCGACAGCGGCAATCAGCGAGATTTCAAATCGCTCCAGGGTGTAGGCATTCACGCCTGCGGCAAGCTCTTGCATGGCTTTCTCATATTGGCCGGCCGTGGGTTCCTCCAGATGCAGCCGCGTGACGCGCTGGGCGTGGAACATCACATCGATGTCCATATCCAGCGTCTGCGGCACCGCGTCGGGCGGCGCCTCGCCGTTGAGGGCGCTGGGATCGCCAAATCCGGCGACCCCCGCCGCGCGTTCAATGGCTTCCCTAATCAGTGCTTCGCTCACGCAAAGGTCTCGCTTACATCGTTGCCCTCGAAGCGCACCACAAAGGTGCCCTCGGCGGCGCGCACCTCTTGCACGTTCACGGACCAGAGCGAGGCGCCGCCCACCAGCTTGCCGTTGGCGAGCGTTACCTGCACCTCCACGCACACCATCGCGTTGAAGTCCGCCACGCTATTGGTGCCGCTGTCGCGCAGCGTCGCCTCGATGAAGCCCTGGATGGGGCGTTCCTCATAGCCGTGCACGGCATCGAGGCCCACCAGGGTGGTGCGCGTCACGTTCGATGGCGACCACGTGACATCGGACACCACCATGTAAGCATCGCCATCGATGTCAGGCCGGTGATGCCGGCCAGCCGTTCGCAGACTGCCATTGTAGCCCCCTTATGACTTGCGGAATTGCAGCAGGATGGCGATCTGCCGAAGCTGGTTCACCAGATCGATCGGCGCGAGTATCTTGACGAGCCCGTTGCCGGCATTCTCCACCACGATGTTCTGCGCAAACGTGGTCGCATTCTGCACGTAGCCATTTAATTGCAGCACGCGATACTCTTGGATCACGCTCGCCTTTATCATCAGCGAATTGACGCAATTGCTGCCTGGAGCAATCGGCGTCTGATCGCTCACCAGCTTGCGGCGCATGTAGCGCGACAAAAGGAAGTTGGTCAGATCGCGCGACACGAACATCAGCCCATACATCGTTTCCACATCGAGGTATGAGTTATCCGCCGCGCCGGCCGGGTTCTTTTGGTAGGTGGTGCACATGCGCTCCATGATGACTTGGCCGGCATCATTCACGCGGAACGTGCTCATCCCGTCATACAGCAGCGTGTTGCGCTCGCCGATGGTCCAGCGCGATTGCACGGGCGGCGCCTTTAGCGTGGTGGCGATGTATTGCAGCGGCATCCCCGGATCGGCGCGCAGCGACGCTGCCGCCATCGCCATCATTTCGGTGGCCCAAATCCACGGCGGGTCTGGCGAGTCGTTATACGCCATGATGGACATATGCTGGTCGTTGCGCGCGTTGCCAAAGGTGGTGCAGGCGCCCAGCGTGCCGCTGTAGGCAGAGAACGCACCGCCATAAATCATCTGCTCCCACGACCATCTGCCGGCTTGGTCATCGAGGAATGACTCCATCGCGTTCAAGCTGGTGGTGTCGGTGTATGGGCAGCAGATGAAATCAAATGCCGTGTCCGACAGATTGGCCAGCGCGGTATCGATGCCGGGGTTGCCGGTGCCGCCTGTCATCGGGACGATGACGAAGCTCACTCCCTGCACGCCATACTCGCCGCCCAAGGTGCCGTAATAGTCAAACCGCACATCGATGCCGTTGGCGGCGTCGCCCTTAAAGCCAGAGGTGAGCGTGATGACACCGGCAGCGGCTGCGGCCCTCACGCCCACGTCGGCGTTATTATTGATCGAAGCGGCAAGCTGGCTCGCAATCGCCGTGGCAGTGTCACCGCTTGCCACGGCGCACTGCGTGCGGATGCCGCCGATATAGCAATTGATGGTGCCGGCAGCGGTGGCGGGGCCGCTCACCGTGATGGTGCCGGTAGCCGCCACCGCTGCGCTTTCATCCTCGAGCGGGATAATATAAAGCGGGCCGAAGGGATCGCGCGCGAGATAGCGCACCGCCATGTTTGCCAGCATCGAGCCTTGGCCGCAAAGCTGCATCACCTGCGCCTTGCTTTCCACCAGAACAGGCACGTTTGCCTGTGCGGTGCCGGTGATGCTGATTTGGCCAAGCAACAGCGAGGCTTGAAGCTGCGTCGCAGTGTTCGCCTGCGACGGGTCCATTTCGACGTAAACCCCCGGCACCCGGTTGCTCACATCGTAGTATGTGAAATTGATACCCATCACTCGCCCCCTTGGTCCTCGGGTTCACTCTGCTTCGCCAGCACCACGTCGCCATCGCGCAGGCGACGCATCCAATACTGATCGCGCGGCTTGTCCTCGCCCTCGACGGCGAGCGGCCGATACGTTCCCGGGTCGCGCACGATCAGGCCCAGCTTAGGCTTGATGCGGATCATTCTGGCGCTGCTCATCGCTGCCTCTTGAGCCTGGAAAAGAACCGGCGCGCCGCTTCTGTCGGTGTCGGCCACGGGCCATTCGTCGGCGGTGGCGGCGGATCGCCGAGAGTGTTGACCACGGCGATGAAAGCCGGGTCGCTGCCTGGGACGCCGACCGCTCCAGGCGCATGGAAACCATCAAGCTCCACCGACACGATGGGAACGCCATCGACCTGCCAGCCATCCGCATCGGTGATCTGCCAATCCACGGTGAAATTGAATTGATACCAGAGGCGCGCGCGGTCCAGCACCTCCAGGCTATGCCCGCCGGCGAAGTAGGCACCGCGTGCCATGTGGCAGTCATCGATGCGGTAATTGAGCACCGACGCAAACACCTGATCGCGCACCGTGTCGAGGTCCATTGCCGGCGCCTGCCCACGGCGATCGGTCTGCGCGTCCAGCTCCACGGCGACGCCGACACCGTAGTGCACAAGCTGCTGCAAGCCGCCCCAGGTGTCGTTTGCGCTCTCCACCTCTTGCGGTCCCGGCAGCACGTATGCGGCCGGCATCGGCAGCGAGGTGGTGTAATCGCGCAAGCCGCGCACGAATTCCGCCGCACCGGCCACGCGGCCATTAAACATGGGTGCGTTTGCGCGTAGCTGCGAGATGAAGCTGGCGAGGATCACTTAGTCTGCTTCCACTTCATCGCCTGGGTAAGCGCCTGGCGCACGCGACGCTCGATGTTGGGTTCCTCTTGCGCCATCACGCGGTCGAGGAAGGGGCGAGGCTCCATCACGCGGCGCGTGTAGATGCCGCGCGCTCGCTTGCGCCGGCCGGTGCGCGGATTGAGCACGCCACCGCGCGCACCGGAATTGCCGCCACCCTTGGCGCCTGCCTCCAGAAAGAGCGCATAGAATTCGCGCGCTCGCACCGCGAAGCCGGTGGTGCGCTTCAGCACGTAGGTTTTCAGCGAGGCGCGCAGCGCACCAGAGCGGCGCACTGGCGGGCTGCCTGGAGATGACGCGCGATAGCGCGTGCCCCCTGGTGCGAAGTAGGACCGCCCGCCGCCATCGGTCTGATTGATGAGGCGCTGGGTCTTGTTGCGCACGTCATTGCCGGCAGAGCGCATGAGGTTATTCACCTCGCGCGTGTCCAGCATCACCTCGCCCCAGCTTGTCACCGTCATC